CCTCGCTTCAGGCGAGCGGCTTTACTAGACCGTCACCCCGTCGGCGATGTTGGTGATGATGCCCTCCGAGAAGGGCGCGTAGTGCTGTAGCACCCCGTCGAAGTACACGCCGAACTCGTACTTGCGCGTGCGCATCGGCCATTCGATCTGGTAGTAGTCGCGCCGCAGCAGCATGCGCTTGACTTGCGCCACGTTGCTGAGCGGATACGGCAGATCGTCCGTCTCGAAGAAGATCGTCCCCGCAGGCATGTCCGGGTGGAGCTTGATGGGAATCTCCACCGAACCGCCCATTGCGAACTGGTTCAGGTAACTGGTGACCCGGAAGCCACCCGCGACCATCCCCCGCGCGTCGACGTTGACGTTGAAGCGTGTGGCACCCACCGAGCTGTTCCCCGACAACACGCAGGCAGTGATGTTCTTCTGCTCCTGCGAGTTGACGTGAATCGACGTCGGCGACAGCTTGTAGGTGTCCCAGAACCACTTCAGTGCCACGTCGATCTCGACGCAGCCGCCGCGACCGGACGCCGTCAGCGGAGTGCCTGTGCCGGCGTTACCGGTTGCTTGTACCTTCTGGTAACCGCCCAACGTGGCGTTCTGTGCCATCGTCAGGAACCCGTCGAAGTGCAACGAGTTGGTGCTGTTGTTGGTCGCACCCAGCGCCTGGAAGTTCGCGATGCCGCTGCCGGCTGCAGTGCCTGCCGCGTTCGCGGTGATCTTGACCGAGTTGATGGTCGTGATCGCCCCGAGCGTCAGGTTGCCAGCGTTGGCACCCCAGAACCACGCGTACGCCACCGCACCGGCCACCGCGGCAACCGACGCCGTAAGCGTGTTGGTGTTTGCCGGCGTGCTGTTGCCGGTGACGACGTTGGCTTGCGCCGACGGCTTGGCCGTACCGCCGTTCAGGATGTCGAACGAACCGTCCGCGTTGGCTCGGTTGTACGACTGCACCACGCCGCCCGTGACTCCGGACAGCAGGTACCCCTCGAACGACAGTGCGACGCAGCCGACACCGAACCCAGTGTTGTCCTGGATGGCGCCGCCGTTCGCGGACTGGTTGACCTGCGCGGCAACGGTCGGCGTTGCGGTGTTCGCCAGCGACAGCGACGTGTTGCCGCCGATCATCAGGCGCTCCTCGCCGATCATCACCGACTTCAACAGGTTGGACGCAGCCAGCGCCTTGAGGTCTTGGAACCCCTTGGCAGCCAGCTCGGCCTTCCAGGTGACGGACTGCTCGAGTCCGAACTCCTTGAACACCGCGCTGTAGTCCTGTGTGGAATCGGATGCGACTCCACCGCGGTTGCCTTCCGACACACCGAGCCCGAGCTTGCCGGTGTTGATGGCCGTTACGGCCTTCCAGTTGGCCTGGATGCCCTCTCCACCGACCACCCGGGGGATCTTGTTCCGGAAGGGCGTCAGGACAGGGAACAGCAACTTCGCGGGCGCCTCCAGGTCGTACGCCGTGATGCCGGTCGTTGCCGAGCCGGACTGCACGTACGCCTTGGCGAGCGTCTCGCTCGGAGTCTGCTGAGCCTGACGAATCAGGTCCAGCGACTCCTGGGTGAGTTGCGCTTGCGTCTTGTTCATGATGCCTTGCTCCTACGTGGATGAAAGGGTTGCATTCGATTCGGTTGGTTGGTCAACCCAGCTCGCTGCTACTTGATCAGCGGCTGGCCCTGGAGTTGCGCCTTCTTCATCGCGGTCGCGACTTCATCGACCGTGCCATCGTGTTTCCGCACCGGCTCCACTTCTCCGGATGCAGGAGCCGCCGGTGCCGGCGTGTCGTTACCCTTCGGGACTGCACGCAGCACGACCTTGGACGGCATCGGCTGCGCCTCGAGTTTCTTGATCTTCTCCTGCGACTCGGTCAGAGCCGTCTGCAACGGCGTGACGGCCTTCGTTACCGCGTCGTCGATCCGCTTCTGTAGCTCCGACAAGCCCTTGGCGACCTTGTCGGCTTCGGCCATCGCGTCCACCCCGCTGCACCGTGCACCGAGGGTCTTGGCCGTATCGTGCATCGTCTGCACTCGCTTCATGTCGCCCACCGAGTGCCGCTTGCCGGCCTTCTCGAAGAAGTCGTCGACGCGCTTGACCAGGTCCTTCGCCTGGATGGACATCGCAAGCATCGGATGCCCCTGCGCCACCGGCGTGTCGGCATACTCCTCGGCGATCTCCTCCAGAATCATCGCGGACGCGATCTGACCGAGCTCCTGGATGCTGGACATCATCCGCATACCGAGATCGCTGCCGTCGTCCTCGGCGTAGGCCTCGTACTCGACGCTCTCCTGCAGATTGCAGAGCGCCTGCAGCAAGTACGCGAAGTCCGCACAGTGGGACAGCCCTTTGCGCAGGGTAACGATCGGGATCGCCTTCTTGGCGTCTTCGTCCGACACCGCAGTCGGGCCTGCCGCGTCGACCAACTTCTTCCAGGCGTTCTCGATGCGGCCCTTGATAGCCTTCAGCTCGTCGGCCTCGTACCGCTTGGTGGTCGGCTCGTGGTTGATGTACAGCCATGCGGCCTTGACCTGATCGGCAGTGTCGATCGGATATTTCCGGTTCTTCTCGTCCGCGAACACCTTGGCCGTCTGCATCGCCTTCGCACGTACGACGGTGTCCTTCGCGAGCGCGGTGAGCTCCGCCTTCTTCGCGTCGTCGGCTTTCACCAGGTCGACCTTCTGTACCTTGGCGTAGAACTCGACGAACGGCGCCAGCTCTGCCGCCGTCGGCTCAGCCGTGGTCGGCGTCACGTGCTTCGTCAGCACCTTGATGGCGTCGGCCATGGTCAGCTTGTGGTCGTTCAACAGCTTGGCGAACAGGCCGACCTCGTCGTCGGTGCCGTTGACCTCGATCGGAGCCGGCTCGTCGGCCTTCTTCGACTTGGCTGTCCACTTGCCGTCGGCGTACACCTGCGTCTCGCCGGTCTTCGGATCCTTCCGTTCGTCCCCGTCCTTCGGCTTCTCCTTCTCCTTGTCGTCGACAGGGAAGGGCGGTCCGGCCTTCTTGAACTCGCGCTTCTCGATCGTGCCGTCGGCCTTCTGGAACTCGAAGAAAGTCGCCGTCGGTACCGCCGGCCGGTCGACGATGGAGATCTCCACCGGGATGGCCGTGTACCGCGTCAGTTTCTCGTTCGCGGGGTCCTTCCACTTCTTCTCGTAGCTCCCGCCGATCGAGAAACCCGTATAGACGCCCTCGAGGACCTTGTTCCACTCCTGGTCGTCGACGATCTTCGCTGCGACGTCGATGGCGCGCTCGTCGTCGTGGAACACGAGTCCGCCATCGGGAAGCACCTTCCCGGCAGCGATGTTCCCGTGCATGCCACGAATGTTGCCGGCGGACTTGCCGCCCGACGCCGTCATGGTTTCGCTGCTCCAGCGCTCGAAGTGTCCCTTCGAGCCGTCGTAGTCGAAGATCTCGCCCGAACGGTCGGGCACCTCTTGCACTGCACGCCCGTACACGATGCGGTTCTTCTCGTCGACCTTGACGATCGCCGCGAATGCCACCTGTACGAGCTCGTTCTTGCCTGTCATGATGCCTCCTAATCGATTCGCTTGGCTTCGCCGCGCTTGCGGCCCCTGAGCCGTACCCGTTTCGGACGCGACTCTTTCGCTTGGCCTTCGAGGCTGTACGGAGCGAGTCCGCTTGTCGCACTCGTCGGCGATGCGTATTCCTTACTTGCGACGTCTCCGCCC